ATAACTATCTTTCTCAGTTTTTACAATAACATTTCTAAGAATATCTTCCATATCCTTAAATGAAATTGCATATGTCGGTTGTTGGGTTGCTTGAAGATCCCATGGAAAATTCCACCAATCCATTGCCTTTGAACCATTAGCCAAATCATACATATTTGTATAACTTGGATGATGATCATAATTTTCACCAAATGCACTTTCTAAAACATTTATTGCATTCTGACTTAGTTTGACATTATTTAAAATTATGTATCTTGATTGTAATTTATATTGTCTTTCTTGAATTATATTGATTAAATTCAGTATATCATTCATTATAATATGATAATATAAAAATAATATCATATAAATTGGTATTTGCAAGGAACAAAGCTGTATATTTTTAAAGGTATTCTTTAGTTCTTTGATTTCTTTATTTAATAACTTCTTGTTTAAGAGAATCGTTTTCTAATTTTAACTTATCAAGTTCCATTATAAATAACAATGTACTTATTTCTTTAAGTAAAATATACTTTTCTGCATTGATTAACTCTTTCATCGGAAAGTCGTTTAGTAGTTAATTCTTCAAATGAATCACCACGAAGTGATCGGAGAATAAAATTAACACTATATACACCGCATTCAGAACCACCTTTCTGGTGTTGCAGTTTATTATGCTCAACGATGGGCTTTTTCCCTAGATCGTTTTGGATAAAAGATGATATACGTGTCATGAGTTTTCTAACACGCTTTTCTGGAGGTACTCCGTAAGAGTCCGAAAAGTAAACTTTTCCCATGTTTAGGTCTGCAAAAAGGGCATTCCAATGAGCACCTGACTTCCAACTCTCATCTGTGTTAAAGACCACTCCGAATTTCGTCTTCCCTTCGCTCATCAACTTCTTGAAATCCAAATCCTTAATACCTAATTCAGGTAAATTATCGAAGTCTGCTGGCACTGCACCTAAAAATTTAAATTCAGGATATTTAGATTCGTATTGTTTCATAACCTGGTCAATATTTAGGGTATTGAGCCATGTAAATTTACCTTCTGGTCCTTTTGGTCTAAATGTATTAGTTTTAAGATCCTCTTGATATTCTTTTTCTAATCTTTTGATAAAATTTTGGCGAACCCAGCATTTTTGATCATTACATTTACCATCTAATCTTTTTTTGAATTGTTTTAAAATGAATCGTTTATATTGCTTTGGATTAAGTGTTTCTTTTGTATGATCCAGTGGAATTTTGTCATCTGGATTTTCTTGATTGTAAGCTTCTGCCATTTTAACTAAAACATTTGTAGGAATGCATGAGCCATTTTCAAATTTTTTGGAAGGAGCGCATCTCATATCCTTTTCATCCTTGGGCATAATTTCGGACGATCTAATTGTTTCAAAAATCTCAATAGCATCTTTTGCATCATTTGATTTGATTGTTAATTTATTAACTTTAACATCTAAACCACCGTCTTTATCATTATTAGCATTATTCATACTACTTAATATATAAAAAGATAAAATTTATATATTAATGAATAAAAAAAATTACTGGAACATATAGACTTGTTCTTTATAAATAATACCAACTAATTCAGCCGTACTATCCCATACACCGTTACGTTTATCTTTGTAGTATGTTACATTATCGTGAATAATTTCTTCTAATACAATTTCATTAGTATCTGAAATTGTTTTATTAGTCTGATTACTTTTGATATTTGATTCGTCCTTTAAATTTGGGAAAATTTCATATAATTTATTGATTAAATCCATTGTATTATCATCTAAATTTTCTGTTAATTTATTTTTAATTACATCTTTAATTTTTTCTTCAATATTATCATTTTTATCATTCATTTATAATAAGATAGTAAATAGAATATCTTTATATCATTTATAAATCAAATTTTTCTCGAAGAAGAAATGCTTATGAAAACATATAATCATTGTTGTCAATTTTTTTAGCATAAGTCGGTTTAAATGGCTTATTTCCATAATTGGATGTATTACTATTATTTTTATTTACATAATTAGATGTATTATTTTTATTTTTATTTACAAATTTATAATCATCATTTGCTTTGGTATTCACAAATAAGTATTCTTGTTCCTCATATATTATTTTATTGTTTGCTTTTGTTTCTTTATTTGTTTTGTTTGTCACAGTTAACGTTTGAATATCTTTAATAATATTTTGATAATTTGGATTAGTGGCATCACATAATTTTTTCACAACATCCATAATAACCTTATTTTTTTTAATTGACAAACTATTAATAAAGTCTAAAAGTATTTCTAATTTATCTTTATTTTGTCTAAAAAATAAGACATAGTCCCACATTTGTTTGAATTGAGGTAAACTAGCTGCAAACCATTCTCTGTCTCTATTAATGGTTACACATTTCGAAGTGGTTAATTTCCAGTAAAGAACTTTATCAAAGAAATAATCATTATATTTAGGATTAGTATTTATTTCACATAGTTGTTCTGAGATCCAAATATCACAATCATATGGGGACATCTCTATTTTTGGAGGATAGATATACATCGAAGAATCATAGACAACGTCATCGTGTTTGCCGTCAATAAGATCTTGCATTCTATTTTTTGGTAAGAGTTGAATAACACAGCCTTTTTCAAATGTTGTTGTCTTTGATCTGAAAGGTTCATCGGGATCGGTATCGTTATTAAATTCTTCTCTAGAATCATACTCTTTTAATTCGCATTGCCAAAAATCACATTCTTCTAAATCACAACATTCTAATTGTAATTGAACCTGGATCCAATAATAGATTGGACAAATATGATCAATAATGTCACCTTCCATATTAATTTTTCTCACTAAAGGACATTTGATTTCTAACATTCTACCGACATATTTAGATCGATGAATACCATCTAGTTTATATTTACCGCAAATTCTGTCGGGACTGGCACCTAAAAACTTGTGTATTGGGTGACCAATTAAACCAAATTCTTCAGTTAATACATTCATACGATATTCATATATCTTTGTCGCGACATCTTCATATTTCTTACCATGATGTACAAATTTATTGGACAAAAATGGCACATCTGTTGTTTTTTTAAGAATAAATTTGTATTGGTAATCATGATGATTTTGATCTAATACAGTACCACCATCACTTGCTGTGATTTTTCCATCTCTCATTTCATACCACTCTGGTGTTCTTTGATCAGGAACTTTAATTGCCCTAACAATATCAAATTGTTTTTCAAATGCCAAACACGTTTCATTTAATAAATCATCAACTTGTTCATCATGATACCATTGAGTACCGAATGGCTCATATATCTCATCAGTTCTCTTTGTTAATTTGAATGGTAAATTCGGAGGATATTTATATTCAAACTCTTCGAATAGAATAACTTCTTCAGAATCAGTCTCTATAACTGTTTCTTTTTTTTCATCTTTCATATTAATTGTTTCGTCTGCAATGGTGATAGGTAACGCATTTTGATCCACATTAATGATAACTTCGGACTCTTTACCAATATCGATTTCTTCAAATTCAACAACTTTAGGATCAATAATTAGTTTCAATTGTTCTAATAATTTTTGATGATAATCTCTATGTTTTGAACGTCTTTTAGTATTAAATTGATATTTATCAAATGATTCGGAGTTATAAATATGATAAATAGCAAATATTTTCGCGATGGATTTAGAATCTTCTGTAATAATGTTTTGTTGATGCAATTGATCAATACATTTTTCGATAATCTGTACTAACTCATCTTCGGTATAAGTCTTATCTTCATGGTTTTCTTGTATGTATTTTTTAAACTGATTTATAGTATTTCTTGATAATGACATATAATAATATATTATACTCTGATATAATAATCTTCTTTTATATGTCTTAGATAAATCAAATTTTTGGGTTTTTAGTTAATCCATGGGATGATATTAGATAGTTTTGCATTGTCAAAGAATTTTTTAATTTCTGACCGTTTGTATCTTCTGCTAAAATGGTATAATATAAAAGTTATTTCTGAATGACTCATAATATAATTCTCCATATAATCCCAATGCATATGTAATGTTTGATCCGCTTGTCCTAAATCTTCTTTTTCTATAAAAGTACATTCTATCATGATATTCTTATATTTTTCAATTTCTTTATTCTCCAATATCTTTCTGGATGTATCACCCAAATAACAAAAGATAGGATATTCTACTTCGTGACTAATTTCAACACCAGATTTTCTTAATTCAGCTATATCTTTTTGTGGTAATTTCACGTATTCATCATTTAACTTATTCCTTACCTCGATAAACCCATAACCGACACATGAAATAGTATGATAGCATTTAATGACTTCGATTCTAAATTTACGATTTCGTATAGTTAGATAGAAACTTCCCTCTTTGACAGGAATCAGATCATAATAAGGATTATTATTGTCAATATTAGGTAATTCGTTATTGATATTAATCATACTTTTGATCATCTTATCGATATTATGACAAGAATCTTCAGGACAATAGATTTGTATTTTACTATTAGGTTTGGTAGCATACATATGAAAAGGTAAACTAGCTATGTGGTCGGTATGTGAATGTGTAATAAAAATGTGATCTGGTGAATATTCTGCCGATAATCCTCCGTCTAACATAACACCTAATTCTTTAACATAAAAATTTGTTCTTAATGCTGCAATTGAAAATCCACGTAATGTATAACATGTTCCAGGAATCGTGATAGGATCTCTTTCTTCCCACACTTTCCAAAGGGCGTTTTGTTCACCATTTAATGCCATATATTAAATGGTTAATGAATAAAATAAATAGTTATTATATTGATTTATCAAATTTTAATTATGAAGAAATATATTGAAATTGTATTTTTTTACCCCATTCTATGTATTTTACAAAATATTCAGCAGCCACTCCATTATCATTCGGATTATTCCAAAAACATTTATGAAAAACTACTTCGAATGGATGTATATTAATACCATCATACCCGTTTCTAGTGGAAGGATGATTTGGTTCTGGCCAATTTTTACTATTGGACCAATCAATATCTTTATATTTGTATAATAAACAATCTATAGAATATCCATGTTTAAAAATTTCTTTTGTCATGCCATATTCACCATAAATAATAACATGATATTTTGTTGGATGATACATGAAGATATCATTTTTATTTGCTAAAATATTAAAACCTATTTTATCAGTAGCAAAACAAAATCCTTCAACTTTCGGTCCATACCCTCCATCATCTGTATGAGGAAGTACTGTAATACTTGTTCCGACTAATTTAACTTTATCAGTTATTTTTGAAATAAAAATATTGCTCCAATGTAAATTTTTGGGATAATATAAAGGTAAAAATGGACCGGTAACACTGGAATTCATAAAAATATAATAATCAAATGGTAAATCTTCTAATGAACATTTATGTTTTGATTTTAAAACTTCAATTGCGCATTTATGTGCTCCAAAATCAAATCCATTATTCTCTCTATTTATAATTATACAATTTTTATAATCTGGTAATGGAACACTACATTTTTTGTCATTAATAATAATAATGAATAATATATCTTCTTCGTATGATATTGCATGTTTTATAAAATAATCTAAATTTAGTGCTGCTGTTAGTGTTTCATAATATGCGTAAAATACAACTGTTTTCATTATTTATATTTAATATTTTAATTTGAGAATATATGACTCACTATTAGTTGGTTAACTTCATTAAAAAATGTTCATGTGTTTGAATATGAAGAATATAATTAGTTTGTTTATGAAATTGTACTTAAAGATTTAACTATATATAAAAACAGGAAAAAACAGGAATTTTATGGTAAATTATCAAAATGGTAAGATTTATAAAATCATTAGTAATCAAATAGATAAAGTGTATATTGGATCGACAACACAACCCTTATGCGAGAGACTTGC